CCACCGCGCACATTGCCGCGAAATTAGGAGCAAAAGATATGGCCGGAAGAAGGCCGAAGCCAACGCATTTGAAGCTGGTGACTGGAAACCCTGGAAAGCGCGCAATAAACAAGTCTGAGCCTAATCCAACCAGGGGCATTCCAGCTCAACCCAATCACCTTTCGCCTCAGGCGAGGTTGGCTTGGGACAGCTTTTCTTTAATGCTGGATAAAATTGGCGTTCTCACTGAAGCTGATGGGGCAGCGTTGGAGCAAATCAGCGAAACTTATGCAGAGGTCGTTTCTCTTCGAGCTGACATAGCCACAAATGGACGATTCCAGACCGTTGCCACAAAATCAGGCGACGAGATGGAGCGCTTGCGTCCTGCATATTCAGCGCTGATGGATGCTGATCGTCGGCTTAAAGCATGGCTTGTTGAGTTCGGCGTAACACCTGCAGCCAGAGGAAAAGTGAAGGTAAATGGCGCAACCGAAAAGCAGGAAGACCCTTCTTCCGCCTATTTCTGATGAGCCAGAAGACCACACAACCGCCTGGGCGCGCGATGTTGTAGCTTCCCGCGTCATTGCTGGACCTCATATCCGCAACGCCGCCAAGCGGCACCTAGCAGACCTTAAAACAGGCAAGGCGCGCAGTCTGACGTGGGACTTGACTGCCGCGAACAAGGCGATATCGTTTTTCGGAGATGTGTTAAGGCTAAACGGAGGTCAGTTTGAGGGCAGACCCTTCACACTGCACCCTTCACAGAAATTTATCGTCGGAAGCTTGTTTGGGTGGAAGCGAGCAGATGAGACGAGACGTTTCCGCAGGGCTTATATCGAGATCGCAAAGGGTAACGGCAAGTCGCCATTGATGGCCGGGATCGGCATGTGGTGCCTGTTGGCAGACGGCGAGGACCGTGCCGAGGTTTATGCGGCGGCGTCTAAGAAAGACCAGGCCATGGTCCTGTTCCGGGACGCGGTTGCGATGTTCCAGCAATCACCTGCGCTGGCGAAGCGTTTGACACCTTCCGGCGGAAACCCAGTTTGGAATTTGGCAGACCTTAAAACAAGCAGCTTCTTCCGGCCAATTAGCAGCGAAGACGGGCAATCTGGCCCGCGCCCCAGTTGCGCGCTTTGCGATGAGGTGCATGAGCATCGCAATGGCACGATGATTGAGATGCTTGAACGCGGATTTAAGTGGCGTCGGCAGCCTCTTCTTATTATGGCCACCAACTCCGGCTCCGACAGGACCACAGTTTGCTGGCAAGAGCATCAGCACGCAGTAAAGGTTGCAGCTGGAACGCGCGAGCCAGACGAATTAGCCACATTTGTTGGCGAAGTGTTAGACGATGAGGCTTTTAGTTTTGTGTGCGGGCTTGATCGTGACGATGATCCACTTGAAGACCCGACTTGCTGGGCAAAGGCAAATCCGTTGCTTGGTGTGACGGTGCAAGAAGATTATCTCGCTGGTGTTGTGCGGCAGGCTAAAGCGATCCCTGGCAAGTTGAACAATATCTTGCGTTTGCACTTCTGCACTTGGACTGATGCTGAGACAGCCTGGATGGCTCGGCCAGCACTTGAAGCTGTTCTTCATGACTTCCAGCCCGAAATTGAGCACAGCGGCGCTCAAGTGTTTGTCGGGCTGGATCTTTCTGCCACACAAGATTTGACCGCAATGGCCTTTGTTGTGCCGACCGGGTTTGTGGACCTGCCGCGCGATGATGGGAAAATGGCGCGGTTGCCAACATTTGATGCTTGGGTTGAAGCCTGGACGCCCGGCGATACGCTGCACGAGCGCGCGTTGCGCGACAATGTGCCCTATGATCTTTGGGTAAAAGATGGATGGCTGAATGCTGCACCGGGCCGAATGGTGCGCTTTGATTTTGTCGCCGCGCGCTTGGCTGAATTGGTCGGCTTGTTTGAAATTCGCGCGCTTGCCTATGATAGCTACGGTTTTAAAAAGCATTTCTCGCCGGAACTTGACGCACTCGGTATCTCAATTCCAGAGGTTGAGCACCCTCAAGGCGGCAAGAAAAAGGGCGCTGATAGTGGTCTTTGGATGCCAGGCAGCAAGCTGGTTTTGGAGCAAACAGTTCTCGAGCGCAGGATCAGGTTGCGCCGTTCTCCGGTGCTGATCTCTGCCATGATGAGTGCCAGCGTGGAAGAAGACCCATGGGGCAATGCTTGGTTTTCCAAGCGCCGTGCGGTGAACAGGATTGACGCCTTGATCGCGCTTGCGATGGCAGTTGGCGCTGCGACATCGCAGACCGAGGGTAAATCATTTTGGGAATAGGAGGCGGGATGCCCTTCTGGTCACGCCTCTTTGGGCGAAAAACACTCGAACAGCTTCCACCTTTTGCGCGCTGGCCCGAAAGCAAAGCCGGGGTGGACATCAACACCACAACCGCGCTTAGCGCTGCGACCATTATGGCTTGCACGCGTGCGATTGCGGAAGGCGTGGCGCAGACAGAAATCAAGTTTCACCGGCAGTCGGGCGGGAAAGAGCGCATTCTCGATCATCCGCTTTTGCCGATCCTGACGCGGCGCCCGAACCCTTGGCAGACTAGCTTCGAGTTTCGGGAAACGCTGCTTTTCCATCTGGTTCTTTGCGGTAATGCTTTCGTCTTTGTCAATCGCGTGCGCGGGCAAGTGGTGGAATTGATACCGATTGAGCCTGGCAAGGTTTGGGTGCAGCGCAACCCTGACATGACCATGACTTACACCGTCACCTTTGAAGATGGCCGCGCGGCAACCCTGACCGCCGCAGATATTTGGCACTTGCGTGGCCCGTCCTGGAATAGCTGGATGGGCCTTGAGGCTATCAAGGTGGCGCGCGACGCTATCGGCCTGAGTATCGCGCTGGAAACCTCGCACGCGCGGTTGCACAAGAATGGGCTTCAACCTTCCGGCGTCTATACGATGGAAGGTACGATGGTTGAAGAGCAATACAAGCGGCTTCGCGCGTATCTTGAGCGGCACTTTGCTGGGGCGGATAACGCCGGCACGCCTTTGATTTTGGACCGCAACGCCAAGTGGATTCCGCAAACCATGACCGGCGTTGATTCGCAGCATCTTGAAACACGCAAGCACCAGATCGAAGAAATCTGCCGCCACATGCGAGTGATTCCCTTGATGGTGCAACACAGCGACAAGACCGCGACCTATGCCAGTGCCGAGCAGATGTTCATTGCGCATGTGGTTCACACCATTGCGCCATGGGCGACGCGGTTTGAACAATCTGCCGAGGCGAATTTACTGGCGCCAGGTGAAGACGTTGACATTCGCTTTAACTTGAAAAGCCTGATGCGCGGTGCGGCAAAGGATCGTGCCGAATACTACGCAAAGGCGCTTGGTAGCGGCGGCTCTCCGGCATGGATGACACAGAATGAAGTTCGAGAAGATGATGGCCTTGACGCAATCGAAGGCGGCGACGCTTTGCCGCAACCTGCAAACATGACCACGCCCGCAAGTGTGGAGAATAGCAATGCAGCGACTTGAATTTGCTCTTGACGTCAAAAGCCTTGGCGATGACGGGATTTTTGAAGGCTATGCTTCAGTCTTTGGAAACCGTGACGAAGGCGGCGACATTGTAGAGCGTGGCGCCTTTGCGCGCACGTTGCGCGAGCGTGGCGCCAAAGGCGTAAAGATGCTTGCCGACCATGACCCCACCAAGCGCATCGGCGTGTGGGAAGAAATGGCGGAAGATGATCGCGGCTTGCGCGTACGCGGGCGGCTGCTGACTGAAAAGAACATCGGGCGCGAGGCGCATATTGATTTGAAGGCGGGCGCGCTTGACGGTCTGTCTATCGGATACCGGGTGAAGTCTGACGCGTATGATGGCCGGCGCCGTGCGCGGCTGCTGAAAGACTTGGACCTGTTGGAAGTTTCGCTGGTGTCGTTTCCGATGAATGACGCGGCGCGCGTGACGGCGGTTAAATCGCTGTCAGTGGACGAAATTCGAGAGATTGAGGACTCCCTTCGCGACGAAGGGCAGCTTTCGGCGGCGCAGTCCAAGCGGGCTGTCGCGATCCTCAAGAAATGGCTTCAGCGTGACGCTGAAGTGCCGAACACGACGCCTCGTGACGAGGTGGTCGCGGCTGAACTGGCGGAAATGATCCGCCGGAACATCGCAACCCTCTCATAAGGCAATCAAAATGGATATGGAAATCAAGTCCCTGCTTGAAAAGCAGGGCGAAGCCTTTGCCGCGTTCAAGGCAAGCGTGGATCAGCAGATCAACGAATTGCAGAAAGGCGCGGCGGACGCTGTAACCAGTGAGAAAGTCGGGCGCATCAATGACGCGCTTGATAAGCTTGGCGATGAAATCAAGGCTGCCGGCAAGCGGTCTGATGAAATCGAAGCCAAGGCCAATCGCCTGGCCCTGAGCGGCGGCGCTGCCACCGAAGTCGAAACCAAGGCGGCTGTCGAGTTCGCCAGCCAGACTGGCCGGCAGGTCACTGTTGACGATATGCGCGGCTACAAGTCCGCACTGTTCGGCATGAATGGCCCGCTTCGCAAGGCGCGCCCGGCTGAAGCCGAAACCAAGGCGCTGTCTGTTGGGTCTGATCCTGACGGCGGTTATTTGGTGACGCCTGACACCACAGGCCGCATTGTGACGCGCATTTACGAAACCAGCCCAATGCGCCAGGTCGCGTCGGTCATGTCCATCGGCACTGACGCGGTGGAAGGCTTGAACGACCTTGGCGAAAATGGTTTTGCTTGGGTTGGCGAAACCAGCGCGCGGACGGAAAACCTGACGTCGCAACTCGGCAAGTGGGCCATTCAGGTTCATGAAGCCGTGTCCGTTGTTTCTGCTACTCAAAAGGTGCTGGAAGACGGGCGCCTTGATCTGGAAGCCTGGCTGTCCGCCAAAAGCGCTGACCGCATTGCGCGCGGCGAAAATGCGGCTTTCGTGAATGGCGATGGTGTCAGCAAGCCTCGCGGCTTGGTGTCCTACCCGACCGCCGCGACGGTTGACGCTTCCCGCGCTTGGGGCACGTTTGAACACATCAACACGGGCGCTTCTGGCGCGTTCCGCACGCGCTCGGGCGATACCAACCCGGTCGATGACTTGGTGAACGTGGTTTATGCGCTGAAGTCCGGCTTCCGCAATAACGCGCAATGGATGACGTCGCGCGCGGTGTTGCGCGAGGCGCGCAAGCTGAAGGACGGCCAGGGCAATTTCATCTGGCAGCCTGCGGCGGTTGCTGGCCAGCCTTCTGCGCTCCTGGGCTTCAATGTGGTTGAAGCGGAAGACATGCCGGCGCTGGGGGCGAATAGCCTTTCCATGGCTTTCGGTGACTTCCGCGAGGCTTACCTGATCGTGGATCGGATTGGCCTGTCGGTGCTTCGTGATCCGTACACCGCATACCCGTATGTGTTCTTCAAGTTCCGCAAGCGGGTCGGCGGCGGCGCCATCAATTTCGAAGCGGTGAAATTCGTCCGCTTCGGCACCTGATCAATCTGAGGCGGGCATGGCGCCCGCCTCTTTCCCCACATTCGGAAGCAAAGGAAATCTTCCATGTATCGCGATCTTCACGACAACCTTTCGACTGCGCTGCTTGTCGCGCCGCAGACTGCGACTGCTGACATTACGCCGGTAAGCGTTGACCTTCTCGGTTTTCGTTCCGCGATGGTGATGCTTTACATCGGCATCGGTGGCATCACCTTCACCACAACGAACAAGATCGAGTATATTCTCGAACACAGCAACGACAACACCAACTGGGACATTGTTACTCAATCTGCCGTGCTTGGCCCGACTGTGGCGGCTGGCGGGATTGTTCGCTCGCTGGTTGCCGCAAAGGCGGCTGCTGATATTCAGGAAATCTCGTATATCGGCGGGCGGCGCTACATTCGCCTGACGCCTGATTTCGGCGGCACGCATGCCACCGGCACTCCGATG